TTACCTGAGTTCACTGTATTTCATACAGCAGAAACCGTAATTTATGGTTCAGATATTCCAGGAATGAATGTTACTGGTACACTTACCAATGCTCCAGTAAATCCAGTTATTGGTGATTTTGATTATAATGGTCTGGTTGGTTCCCAAGATATGGCTATGCTATTAGTTAACTGGGGATCTATTACACTTGGACCCAATCCATACGACCTAGATAAAGATGGTCAAGTAGGATCTGGTGATCTATCTTTACTACTAGCAAGTTGGGGGTAATATGGCGTTAAAAGCAATCGCAGCAAATGTTCCAGTAAAAGGAGTAGACTTTCTAGAGTATTACTATACTTTAAAAGGACTTCCAAACCCGTCTCATCAAGTAACTTTAAAAGTAAATCGACATATTCATGTTGGTAATTTTAATTCTAATTCCGTTGCTAATGCTTTAGCTATGGCAGAAGATGCTGCAAAGGGATGTTTAATTAAAAGTGGTTGCTTTAGGCCAAATGATTGTTTGGCTAGGATTCCATTTAGAAAGTATGGGTTTCCTGTTCCACCACCAAGTGGAGATGTTATACCAAATGTTGTAAATTGGGATAATGTTTTATACAACCAATCCCCAACATCTTATTACATTACAGCTGAACAAATAACTGGAATAGATGGTCCTATTACTTTAGAGGTACATTTTAGTAGTAGTAATCAAATGGCTTTGCAATACAAAGTAGCAGCTACCAATACAGGAGGTGATGTTCGAGTATTTGAACAACCAACTGGATTTATTGCACTAAATCATCAAGGACAAATTACAGTAACAAATAATCAATGGGTATTTTTTACTGTATTTCCTGGACCAAACTTTAACGGTAATTCAAATCAACACACAATAACAGTACATAACGCTAGCGATAATATGACAATTTTAGATCATTTTGAGGCTATTGTACAGTAAGGTTTAAAATGGCAAGCAAAAAAAACTGGATCAAAGATGCAATTAAAAGGCCAGGTGCTTTAACTAAGAAAGCCAAAGCTGCTGGTAAGTCTATCTCCTCTTATTGTGCAGGAGGTAAATTAACTACCCAAACAAAGCGTCAATGCAACCTAGCAAAGACACTCAAAGGGTTCAACAAATAACCTAGGAGTTAGAATCTATGCCAAAGGATGCATGTTACACAAAAGTAATGAAAGCATATAAAGGTAAGCATAGTGCGTATGCCTCGGGTTCCATGGTCAAATGCCGTAAGGTAGGTGCCAAGAACTGGGGTAATAAGACCAAGAAGGGAGGGCGATAATATGCCAAAAGTAGGAAAGAAAGAATTCCCATACACCGCTAAGGGTAAGGCTATGGCCAAAACCGAAGCTAAGAAGACTGGGAAGAAGATGTCAATGAAGAAGGGCTATAAGTAATGGCTGACTTCTCCCTTGAAAAGAAACAAGGGTTACATGGTTGGTTCAAGCGGAACAATGGTAAGGGCTGGGTAAACTGTAAGACAGGTGGACCCTGTGGTCGTAAGTCTGCCTCGTCTGGCGGCTCTTATCCCGCTTGCCGACCAACCAAAGCTCAATGCACAGCTAAAGGCGTGGCAGCTAAGAAATCCTCAAAACCAGTATCTTGGGAGTCCAAGAAGAAAAGTAAAAAGAAATGAAAAAGAAAAAGAAACCAAAGAAAAAAAGCAGCTGCGGCTGCGGAAAGTGAGTATAACACATGCCATTGATTTCCTTTCCCCAAGCATTTGCTTTAAACAAAGGTGCTAATTACGCTTTTAATGCTACATTTGCGGGCCTTGCCGTATCTACTCTAACTGCACCAGCTGGATATAAATTTGATCAACCAGCATTCCAGACTCCTGCAGCTAACCTATATAACTCTGCATCTACCACATATACTATTGCGGGACTAAATGCAGCACACACCGCCAGTGTTCTTAAAGATGGTGGTAACTTAGTGGACACTGCAATTAAGTGGACTAATGGTAAATCACTTGGCAATTGGTATCAAATTCAAAGACATGCTGCAGCATCAACTGGTGGCTCTGTTACTAGTAATGGTAAAGTATTAAGAGTTACATGTGGTAATACAACATCAATGATAAATAGATCTTTAATGCATGATGTTAAATTTAATCGCAATGGTGTTTTAGTAACAGAAAATAGCAACACAGTAAATGGTTATCTTGAACCAACTGATAATGTAAATACAAAACTTTACTTTAAGGGTTATGTAGAGTATTTTGATATAAACGAAAACTCAAGTGTTGAAGCAGGTTTAAAAGTAGCTAATCATACTCAATTCTTTGTTGGTTATAGATATTTCCATACTCAAAATACCTATGGAACTGATTCAACTTTTCCACTACCTATTTTTATAGGTACTTCGCGTGGTTTTGGTTTTTTACCTGTTCGATTAAATGATACTACATTTACTTGGCATTGTGTTGTAATAGCTCAAGTAGATGCGGCATCTTCAAATTTTACTGTTGGGTTTTGTTACGTTGTAAATACAAATTTAAATGCTTTTGCAAGTCATAAACTTGAGGTAAGGTTTAATAATGGAACAATTACTTGGTTTGCTAATGGTACTCAAGTAGCTACAACAACTATTGCTAATTTAATTTCACAAGGTCATACTTTTACTACTGTTAATAATGCAATGTATGCAAGTATAGCAAGTATAAAACAGATACCGAAGTTACTGCTAGTGAAATAGATTATCATAATACTGGTCTTAGATTACTTAAAAAACTTAAATAAAGGAATAACACATGCCAGCAATTTCATTTGAACAAGGTGTAGCTTTAGCATATGGTGTCTATATTGATCCAAAAGATAACACACAAAATCAAACATTTACTCTTGTAGAAGAAAATTCTGCTAGGAATGTAGATGGAAAATTTGCAATTAATATTCAAAATGGTCAAGTTTCTAATAGATTAAGAGCTTTATTTCATGCTACTACAGCAACTAATGCAGGGGCTCTTAATTTTGCTAATAATTCTGCAGGAACTCTTCTTATTAACTTAAGCAGCCAAATTTACACCAGAGCCACTACTTCTACTGCTGTTAATGATGTTAACTTAACTGATCCAGGAGAAGATATTTACACAGGTTTTAATGCCAGTCAAAAGCAGTTAGATTTTAGAGCTGGTGGAGATATTGTAGGAAATAATAACGTAACTGTAGTAGAAAGAAACTACCATCTTACAGGTATGAGTATTTGGAAAAAATTAAAGAAATGAGGTTTGTATGTCACGAATGCCAATGATGGGTATGGGAATGGGTATGCCAACAGGTATGGGCCCAGGTATGATGGAATCACAGATGGGTATGGGTGCCCAGATGCCTATGCCACCTGAGGAACCAATGCCAGTTAAGAAAAAGAAAAAGGCATCCAGTAAGAAGAAGGCTTCTGGTAAGAAGATGAAGAAGCGATGAAAATTAATACAAATACAAAACAAGACTTAGAGTATGTCAAAAGTAGAACTGGCCCTAAGCCAGACTCTAAGAAACCAATTCAACCAAAGAAACCTAAGACTCGTTCTAAGTAACGAACAATCTAAAGGAGAGATATTTAAATGACAGAACCAATTAATGCTGAACAATCTCAACTTGTCGAGACTCAGCCAACACTAGCCACCCCAGTACAGACCGAGAGTCCCCAGATTGCACATGAACGTGCCATGTTTATGAAGTATGTTCAAGATCAGGGTCAAAAGATTCCAAGTAATTTCAAGTCTGCGGATGACTGGTTTAATAGTTTGGTCGAAGCCCGTAAGGGTTTTACCCAAGCAAGACAAGAGATCGCTTCGCTTAAGAAGCAATACAATCAAAATGGCGTGACTAATCCCAACTATGTTGCGGACTCACAGCCAGTTGCTCGGGCTGAGCCAGTCGAGGACCTATCAGGTATTCCTGAGGATCTAAAGATTGCGCCTCAACCAACTCAGCAACCACCTACAGGTCGTGTAAGTTCAGAAGATTGGCTTCGTTGGGGCAAGGAAATTGACTCAACGGGTGCCGTAAGTGATGCTACACGCAAGGAAATTCAATCCAAGATGGGTGCTGATGAGGTTATTATTGAGCAGTTAATTAAGGGTCGTAAGGCTCTTGCTAAGCAATCATGGGACGATGCAGCTGGGGTTGTCGGAGGTAATGACAATCTTAAGCGTATGTTCAAATGGGCTCAGGAAAACTTAACTGCAGAAGAAGTTGCTGCTACTAATAGAGCACTTCAGACTAATGCCTATAAGAATGTCCTACTAGGACTTAAGGCTCGCTTTGAGCAACAAAACCCACCAAAGGCCCCTTCACAGGAACCTAGGCCAATGGATAATCGGGTAAACCCCTCACAGGTTCCACAATCCGTACAGGTGTTTAAGAGCTTTGCTGAACAACAAGCTGCACTGAGAGATCCAAGGTATCGTGTTGATGCCAACTACAGACAAGCAGTAGAAGCAATGGTTATTAATTCATCTAAGTACGGTTACAGAAATCGTTAACTCCGTATAATCCTATAGGACACGGAACAACTAATGGTTTCTCCTTTGTTTAATATTTAATAATAGAGAGTTTCTATATAAGGAGAAACAAATATGGCTTTCGGAGACGCAATTAATCCAATTTATCCAGCACAAGGATATCCAAACTCATCATCTGCAACTCAACTTGGCTCATGGCCTCTTGGTGGTCAGGCTGCTAGTACTACTTCTATTCCAAACGTAGCTGGCAGCACTACTAACCCAGACTATTGGCTTCCTATTTGGTCTGGCGAAGTAATCAATGCTTATGATTCTTACAATATGTTTGAACCAATGGTTACTACTGAAACCATTGAATCAGGTACAACCAAGCGATTCCCAGTAACTGGTACTGTTGGTCATATTGGTAAGTGGAATGCTGGTGCTGAGTTACTTGGTGATTCAAATATTCAAAATCCAGGTTGGTTTGATATTTCACTTGATGAGCGTCCTATGGCCGCTTTCTTTGAATTAGACGATATCCACCTTATGCTTACACAGTGGGATTACAGATCTGAACTAGCCCGTCAGGCTGGTCTTCAGCTCAGCTACATTCGTGACAAGCAAATTGCTTGCATGATTGCTAAGGGTGCATTTACCCCAGCTAGACACCCACTTAATAACATCCGTGGTAATAACCTTTGTGGTATGAACCATGCTGATTCAAATGCTGGTTTAGCCGCAGCTACTGCATTTAATTTCCTTGGTCTTCGCGGTGCTACTCAAACCCAACGTACTGATGCTGCTCTTCTTCTTCTTGATTACTTAGAGCGTTACATGGTTCGTCTAGCTGAAATTGATGCTACCATGGGCGAAGTATACTGCGCTGTAACCCCACAGGCTTTCCACGACATTCGTGCTCTTGGTATTGCTCGTGATGCTACTGGCCTTGTCGGTGGTGCTGGTCGTCCATTCTTCGGTGGTGTAGCCGAAGCTGGTGGCCTTGGTGCTCCACTTAGTCAGGGTATGTTCGGTATTAACGAAGCTCTTGAGTATATGGGTGTCAAGATTGTAAAGAGCAATCACCTTGCTCAACTTGATCACGCTAAGGTTGAATCTGGCATTGCAACTAATATTGCAGCTACTGGTTTTAATCTTGCTACTGGTGAGTACTCTGCTAGCGATACTGTTAATGTTATTGGTGATCTTGGTGATCAAAAATATAACTTTAACTGGTTTGATGGTACTTGGGATGTTGATACTATGATTGGTAATGACGGTGTTGTTGCACAAAGCGACGCTATGAAACCAATTAAAGCTCTCATTTGGCAACGTTCAGCTGTATGCTCACTACGTTTACAGGGCATGAAGGTTGAGTCTGTTAAGGATGTTCGTCGTGGTACTTACTTTACTGTAAGTTCTATTATGGCTGGTGCTGGTATTCTGCGTCCAGAACTATGCGCTGTAATTCAAGGTAGTTATTCAGCCGCAGCCTAATCTAGCGTTAGCTAATACATTTTAATACATGCCTAGGGGGTCGAAAGATCCCCTAGGTATTTTTTTCGCAAGGAGGATAAATGAAACCATTTAATCCAATTACAAATTCATCTAAAGGTCTTGGCGATACGGTAGCTAAGGTGGCAAAGGCTGTAGGTTTTAAACAAACCGAAGGCTGTGGCTGTCAGAAACGTCAAGAATATCTTAACAAGCTAGTTCCCTACGGGAAGAAAGGAACTAAGTAATGGGACTATACAGCTATACAGATGCGATTAATCATATGCTGTTGTCCTCGGGAGAGCATTTGATTTCTGATTTAACCAGTGAATCTGGAGTAGACACCAGTGTTGCTCAGTTCATTTTAAATCAAACAATCAAGGCTATGGTAATGAGAGGTATTGCCAATAATAGATATGTAACAACTATAGCTCCAGATCTAAATGGTAAGATTAACTTACCGTCCAATGCTTGTTATGCTCAGGTCGTAGAACCACTATTTGATCCTACGACGGGGGAGGTGATCCAAACTACATTAAAGTCCACAAATAGCGGACCTGTGCTTTTCAATATAACAAAGCAGACAGATGTGTTTGATAAGACTCTGGATATAGAAGTTATTATTACTCTAGGCAATGCACAAGATTATTATGGTTGGGATAATATTGATTCTGCGTTACAACGTGGCATCATGGAATCCGCAGCCAGAGAATATCAACTTATTACCCAAGGCGATTTAGATGTGGATAAACGCATGGCTGTGCGTGAACAATACCATATCGCCAGAGGACGTGCTTCAGATATCTTTAAGAAAAATAGATCTATATTCCTAGGAGATGCAGGAACTAGAGCGGCTGTTGACAGACGCGGCATCCTTAGTAATGATCCATACTTTACCAGAACGAGGTTTTAATGTTTACTAGACTTCCAATCAATACACTCAGTGGTGGCGTAGGGCGACAAGCTCCTACCAAAAG